CTCAACCAATCTGCCACTCTCGTAAATCCATTCCTTACCTTCCATGATGCCCCGAACAAAGGCTTCTGGAGCCGAAGGATCGGCTACAATATCAGCGGCGGTGGCTAGTTGATAGTCGTCTTTTACATAATTAACCCCGTTTTTCTCTTCTAAAGAGCCGATTCCACGGCTAGACACACCCAATTTGGCTCCCTCATCAATGAGGTTTTTTACAATTTTGCCGTATGGAGTATCCATGATTTTAGCCCGACCAATGAAATTCTTCTTGTCGGAGTACAGGTCTGTAATCATGTGAGAAACGCGCTCTAGGTTGATTGTGGGGCCCTCAGGGTGTCCCAATTCACCAAAAGCACGCTTTTGCTTAACAAAAGAATTGTTGTATTCGTTAACCTTCTTGTTCATCATTTCAAAGGTGTAAACACGACCGTTGCGATTCTTTTGATCGCACATCAAGAAGATGCCTTCAATAAAATAGTTCTTCTTACCTGGTTCGGTTTCCTCGGTTAGAACTTGAATTTCCTCGTTAATGTCGCAGAATAGTTTCATTTGTAGATTCTCCCTTTTATTTGATATTAGACATGACGAGTCACAAATTCAATAGCGAAACAGGCGGTTGCACCACCACCTAAACGATTAGTGATGGTTGCCATACCTGTTGATCCTACCGCTAGATTTGGAATTGTGAAACGCTCAAAGTTGCTATCAATTGATGAAGCAAATGGAAGTTGAAATGCTTGATATGGAGATGATCCAGCAAATGCAATTTCAATAGTTCCTGCGTTTCCGCCAGCAGAACCAACAACTCTTGCGATTGCAGCAGAGGTAAAAGTTAATCCTTTTGTTGCAAACTCACCGGTAAATTCTGTGATGTTGGAGCAAAATGCGGTAGGCCCAATATTGAACTCAACATTTCCGCCTGCACCATCTGATGAATACGCCACCACACAACGGTTCTTACTTTTTACGAGATAGTCTAATCTAGCAGCCATTACTTTCTCTCCTTACAGAAGGTATTAACTCCTTCAAATGATTTTTTTGTTTCAACTAACATTAAGCGAAAAGAAGCCTGATTAGATTCACTCAACTCGTCGTGAATTGAGATGAATTTTTCTGCTTGCATAGGAGTAAGACGAACAATTGAACCATCCATCAACTCAAGAGTTTTACCCTTGTTTGTAGAAACACATTCTCTAACGCAATCTACAATCTTGCGTGATACTTCGTTTTTTAGTTGTGATGGTGTGTTGGACATTATCCCTTCCAATTTGCTTTAACATAGTTGAAGAATTGTTTTCTCTTTTCTCCTGATAATTCTGTGGGCGATGATGCACCATGCTTCTTTAAAGCAGCAGAAAAGAATTTTCTGTATTTACTTTGTTTGTCGCTTAGTTCTTCTTCACCCATAACAAATTTACCGTTTTTCATGTTAACGGCATCCAAGATTTCTTGGTTTGTCATGGTTGAATTTTCTTCCAACTCTTTAACTTTACTGTTGTGAGTTTCACGACGCACACGGGCTTGCTCTAAACGAGCAACAGTTGATTTATATAAACGACTTCTGCCGTCTAGGTCAACCTTTGCTTCTGTTACAGCCTCTGATGTATTCACACTTTCTTGCTTGTCCATTCCATCAATGTATGACTTGGAAGCCTTCAATGCGGCTTCGGGGCCTGGAAAGAATTCCCAACGCTTGTTGTCAACATAAACACGCACAGGCTTTGAAAGACCTAATCCAATCTGCTTCAAAGTTACCTTGTGACCGTTGTAATCCATCTCTTTCATGTAAAATTCTTTTTCAAAGTTTGGATCCAAAGAGATGTCGTCATCCTTGGCAATCATCTTATCCGAGTCACCTTTTAGACCGAAGGCGTTTTCTATTTCGTCCTTCAGTTCTCCTTCTAAAGGGTCAGGAATTTCTCCCGCACCTGAATTTGACCTTTCTGATCCAGGAATTCCAACTTTGCCACCCGATACAGGTGCAGATGGAGCCAGAACATTAGCCTCAGATACCGCAGGAGCAGCATCTTCCTCAGCCGCAGCCTCAACAGGAGTTTCATCTTTCTTGGTCATACTACCAGAGATAGACTCTTTCTTTGTGTTGATTGACTTATAAAGTCTATCTGCCAATTCAGCAGAGATGACTTGTTTAAAGTCAATCGCATTCTTTTCTTTTGTAGCATCAATTGCTTTTTGCAAATTTTCCATTTAAATTCTCCGTTACTGTAAACCGAACACCGTGTTATCTGGAGCATACAAGCCTGCATTACGCTCCTTAGATATCTGACTGTCCATTTCCTTGATCTGTGCTTCACTCATAGCCAACACTTGAGTACGAATCCAATAATGTGAATAGTACTTACCTATGTATTTTTCAACTTGGCTCAGTTCCTCGTACATACCCTTTCGCAACTCTTGATTTTTGAGTTCTACAAAGTGGCTATCCTTGAGGTAATCAAAAAACAGGCATTCTTTAATACCAGCCCAGTCGTCCTGCTTGATGATTCCCTTCATCAGCAACTGCTTGCGTAGCAGATCGTAGAAAATTTCACTGAACTTGTTACGCAAACGAATGACAAATTTATTAAATTTGAGTTCGTCACGACTAATTTCAGCAGCACGCCCCAATTGGAACCCCTTGTCTTGCTCTAAACGAGATACCGGCACATTTAGAGCCTTGTACAGTTTCTTTTGGAAATACACCACATCGGTCATTTCGCCAAGATTCTGTGCTCCGCTTAGAGTGCTGATTTCAGTTCCCTTTGAACCTTCACGACGAGGCAGCCAGTAGTCTTCCAACATGCTCATAAACTTCTTGTCGTCTCGGATTTCACCAGTATTAGCATCGTACACAAGTTTGTTACGATACTTACCCATGATGTCCTTGACATACTGCTCGGCTTTAGTCTTAGGTAGCGAACCAACATCTATGTAAAAGATGCGACGCTCAGGAGCACGAGATAGACGGTAGATTACTACAGCGTCTTCCATCATGCGAAGTTGATTTAGTGGCTTGATAGCCTTGTGCATGAATCCTACAGTTCTGCGATAGCGACTATCAAACAGACCTGATGAACAGAATGCAATAGCATCATCATTAATCTTGATGCCTGATGCATTACCACCTGCACGAGGATTATCTTTGTTGTAGATATAGAAGTCACGATAACCAGTAATGATTTTCGTGCCGTCTTTGCGAGTTTCTTTTTCAAACTCACGAATCTTTTGGATGTTTAGTGGATCAACGAAACGAAGTTCAAGAATTCCCTTCTCAATCTTCTTTTCGTCGCTAATGATGTGAAAGTATATTTTACCGTCCACATACCAACGACGAAATACTTCGTAACCCTTGGTTTCAAACTGCATGACACGAAGAATGTTTTTAAATTCTTCCTGTATTTTATCTTTAATAGGCTCACCAACTTTTAAATCGCTAGTGAAGAAAATTTTTACAGGAGAACGCTTACCTTCGCATACAATGGATTCATTAACAACATCATCAATTGCTGTTTCACAAATAGGATCCATTGACATTTCACGGTATTTGGCTACCAATTCGTAATCATTACGAACTGAACCATCAAGATCCACATACTGACCGTAGAAGCCGCCTGCTTCGACTGGAATTGCACCGTCGTCCGTAGTTGGAACTACGAAAGATTTTAGTGCCTTGAAGTCGCTTTGCTGCTTCTTCGACCTCTCAATTTTTAAGCCGAAGAGTTCCATATTATAAAGACTCCATTAAATTTTGAATCAGGTTGTCACGCCCTGAAGTTCATGGTACTGATACGACATCACCACACCAAACTCCGAGATGTTGGTCTTGGAATCAAAGTTCAATTCGTAACCTTGAACATCCTTTGGCCATACTCCAACCATCTTGTAAGTGCAAATTGGATTGCCTTCACGAGATAGTGGCTGTACATACCAGTCACAAAGGTAAGAATTCATATTGTTTGGGCCAACATTGCCCTGATATGAGTTGATGATGTTTGACCACGATTCAAATGCTTTACGCAACTGATATCCACCATCGTTATAGCACTTGATGTTCCAGTCAGCAAATTCACGGTCTCCACCGTACTTTAACTTTCTGCCCATGTAGTTTACTTCTACTTGCCCCAGAGTTGCAGCAGGAATTCCTGCTGAACGGCATAAGAAGGAAACCTGAGCACCTGGATTGCTTAGACCCACAGCAGCAGCAGTGTTTGTAATTGCTCCTGCTACGGCTCCACCAAAGAGAGCACCAGCAACACTGGCAGCAGCATTGATGATACCTGTTGCACTACCAGGAAATACACCTGATACTAGGTAAAGGTTATCTCTTGCACCACCATTGATTAGGTTTGCTCTAAATGCGTCTATGCTAAATTGACTGTATGCCATTTAACTGTTCTCCTGTTTCCTTTTTATTTAGGCTCCTACTTCCTCGAACGAAACGCCCGACTTGGTAGCAACAAAGTTGAGTTGGATGAAATTAATGCTGCGATTTGGCTTCACATAGATGTCGGCAACAAACTGATTGCTGTCAACAACTTGTGATGTATTGTTCTTCTCGTCACAAACAACCTTAAAATCGGTGATACCACGACGAGCCTGAACATCACGAAGGAATGGCTCAACCAACGATCTGAATTGTGAGCGAGTAAATGCATCGTTAAATTCAAACAGGCTATACTTGGCAGCAGTTGCGATTGCCTTTTCTAGAACAATGAAGAGGCGACGAACATTGATACGATCAAAAGCAGATGGACGAGTTTGTGCAGTCTTATCACCAAAAAGAACTGTTCCTTCGCCAGAGAAAGTCACTACAGGGTTTACACCGTTTGAGTAGATTGAATCTCTTTCTGTCTTGGTTGGATTGAAAGCCAACTTAATGGTGTTACGAACTTGACCACGGTTGAATCCTGCGGGTGAGTACCAAGGATCGTTTGTGATATCTGAACGAGCACACAAACCTGCAACATCGCCGTTTAGTGGGATGTAACGATACACATCGTTGAATGGATCGTACATGTACTTGTAACCGCTATCAATAAAGGCGTAGTTGTTGTTACCAACTGCTGTTCTTAGAGTCAAGCAGTTGCTTACCTTTGTGGTTGAACTTTCTGATGGATTGCTGTTTGGAGATGAAACAAAGGCTACGCAGTCTTTTCTTGCCTTTGCGATATCACAAATCTTTTGTGCATTGTTTCCTGAAAGTGGGCCGCCCATTAATAGGTTTACATCAATGGTATCAGCGTCTTCAAACGCATAGTATCCACCATTTTCATCAGCAATACTTGCAACACCTGAGAACTGTCCTGTACCACCACTCAGGCGAGCATAGTAAGCACCACCAGACTGAGTACTTGTCCATGCGGTTGGAGTTCCATAACCCGTCATACCGCTTGTAAAGTTGGCTACATCGTCTGATGATTGATTTCCTAGAGCAAGAATGTAACGAGATTCGTCGTTAATCTTTGTCTTGTAGAAAAGTGGGGTTCCATCAGGATTGATTGCACCTGGATGAATAGAAATATTTTCGTATTTTTCTAGAACCGATAGTGGGGTTCCTGTGAACTTACCTGCGTAATCAA